GCAGTGATGTCAGGAGAGTTGAAGTCAGGCTTAGAGCGTGACAGAGACTCCTGGATCTGACGTTCTGCAGACTCCTTAGCAGCGTATCCATCGTACTCAGTCTCCTCATCAACAGGAGTGGTAGGACGGGACTTCTGTCCAAGGACATACTTCAGACGACGCTCAAGGTCCTCATAGGACTTGAACTGGTCAGCAGCAGTCAGACCTGCGAGAGAATATTGCTTCTTCCAGATGGCTTCCATTGCTTCGTCATCATCCAGCAGAGGAGCAGGAGTGTCGAACTCAGACTTATCATAGTTCCAGTAACCATCCTTCTTCACAATCTTCAGTTTGAAGTTGGCACCACCCCAGAAGTCAAAGGGGTTGATAGGAGTTTCATCCTCGAACTCGGGTTGCATGGCTTCCATGATCTTATCAAAGATCTTCTTACCAAACTTAAACAGGAAGACACCACCTTCATTGTGAGGGTTAGTAGGATCCTTTACAACATAGACGTTGGCATAGTAAGACAGTTTACGCTTCTGCTTACGGACAACATCTTTGTTAGACTCGATACCGCTGTTCCACAGTTCGCGGT